ACCGTCCCGAAAAGTTTGTAGGAGGTATGTAGCCTCGAACGTCGGTCGAGACGAAGCGACCACGGGAGTAGATTGGTGTTCATCCATTTGAGCTGGAGGGTCCGATAGCGGAGTAGGGCAACAACCGCAGGGTGATCTCTATAGTGCAGGAGCACCCCTTCTCTCGTACTCGGTTTACCTGTGGGAGTAGTCTCGAGAGGGCTGAACCCAAGACCTCCTCGTTTGGTAGAACTAAAGAGCCAACGTCCGAGCTGCTGAGTGCTATTCGGATTGAAAGAATCTCGGAGTGAACGGGGCAGGTACTCACGTATTACCTCCAGTTCGCGGTCGATGTATCCTTGGAGTTCCTCCATCCGTCGCTCCAAGCGTTGGCGACCGACGTAAAAACCTGCTCGCTCCACCTCCTGGATCATGTGAGACGCGGGCATCAACAGCTTGGCGAAGATGCGCGTCAGGCGTGGCTCTTCAAGCAACTCCTTGCGTAGCTGAGTGTAGATCTGTCGGGTGTAGCCTGTGTCGTAGCCGTTGTAGCGCATGAGCGGGCGCAAAGGGACCTTCGCAGCACCGCCATCCTTCAGATCACCAGCCATACCCTTATACTCATCGGCCCCAAGTATTGTCTGACTGAGAAAACCGAGGTTCTTGGGTCGATTCTCGTCCAGCAGATGAGCCGCCAGCATAATGTCGAAGGTGTGGCGTAGAAATACACCACCTCCGGCAAGTTGCTGGTTGTCATGTTTACCGTTCTGCGCCACGAGCTTGAGGTCTGGACGTTCCAGGGCTGGCTTGAGGTAATGGAGGACATCTCGCCACCTCTTTCGGAACGGTGACTCCGGATGGTTCAGCGGGATGACGAACGACCTCTCCCCGTCAATCGAGAGACCCAGGCAGACAAGCGCCCACCCCTCATCCCACGGTGAGAAGGCGTTTTCAACGTCGTAGGCACAGACGTCGGCTCGCTCGAGGGCTCGTCTGACTGCTCGGAGCCCTGATACTGTGTTGACCATCGCAGGACGGACACGGACGGAACGGAACTCGCCTTGGATAGCACGAGCGAATCGGCGGATGTCTTCCTGAAATACTCCTTGCTGTCCGGGGTTCCTGAGGACATATGCTGGGTGAATAGTTGCCATGACTGTGCATCCAGCCCAAAGATCGTCCTTAATTGTGAGACGGACTCCTCGCTGCTTAGTGATTCCTGACCGCCGAGCAACAGCTTGAAGAGCAACGTTCCCAAGGAGGAGTGTGTGAGTAGGACGCACTGCTTTGACTTCTCGTTCCAGATAAATACGGCAGGCCTCCCAGTGACCTCGCTCAGGCCGATCATAATTCGGAAAGCACTTGATAGCATTTGAGACATATACATGCTGTCTCTGAATTCCCGCCTCGTCCAGCGCGTGGTCAAGAAGAGCACCTGCAGCTCCGGAGAAGACCCGCCCGGTTCTTTCTTCATTCGCACCTGGCGCCTCCCCGATGAGCATGATCCGCGAGCTGGGGTCTCCGTCTCCAAAAATACATACTCGGTCCGTCCCCTCGTGTAGTGGGCAGCGAGTGCAGTCGTGGTTTGCTAGGTGGTCAAGACTGCTAGTCAACGACCTTCACTCCCGCCTGTTGGAGAATCTCCACGCCTGTGCGATCCCGATAAGCGGTTTTGTAGGTCACTCCAACGATCCCCGCAGCGATGAGCAGACGTGAGCAAGTCGCGCATGGTGATACGGTGACGTACAGATGAGCCCCGTCTGTCGAGATCCCCTGACGTGCTGCCGCAGCGATGGCATTCGCCTCCGCGTGGGTGGCCGTCTCACATGGGCTGTCGTCTTCATGGACACAGTGTGTCATACCCGGTGGGGCGCCATTGTAACCCCAAGAGATACACCGTCCATCCTTCACGATGATGGCGCCGACTTGCTGACGGGAGCAGGTGCTTAGTCCCGACAACTCATCCGCGATGGCCATGAACGTGACTGCCTTCATGTAGGCACGAGGCAAGGGGACTCCGCCGGGGTTCTTCACGTTGTCCTCGATGAACCTACTCATTCCAGACATACTGCTGGTCCCCTCTGTGGTAGTGCAGCGAGCAGATGACCATGTTCAGGTTGCCGGGGTCAACGTCCACCCAGATCTGTGGCTCATCGCTGTTCACCCACCGCAACTCGGCCTCGACTAGTTCAGCGAGCACCCACATGCACAGCCGTGCAGCGAGGTAGATGTCGTCCTTGAAGTGTCGAACGAAGTCGCAGCTGCGGATGAAGTACCAACAGTGCAGCTTGTTGTCTCGGAGCATGAACTGATAGCCCAGGGTACACGGGATGCGGCCTCCATGAGCAGCCCCTGTATCCTCGGGAAAGAAAATCGGTAGGTATGCCTGGCGCGTATACGGCTCCTTGAACAGCAGGTCGACTACATCTCTGAGGTCACCGTACTCGTAGCGGATACCCCGAATCGCTCCCGCCTTACTGCTCCGACCAGGATAGGGATGTGCTAGCTCGGCTGCATACTTCGGCCAGAATCTCTCCTGGTAGGTGTGGTCGAAGCGGAAGTCATCATGGTCCGGGTTGTCGCCCACAGTGCTGGCCGTCACGTCGTACTGTCCTCGCCACCACGGCCAATTCTGATACGCCTCGCCTGGATTGGTGGGGTCACCGCCCACCCGCTCCCGGAAATGCTCGTCAGCCCAGGGGAGATTGGGCTGCACGTCTGCCGCCAGCGCATCGAGGTTGTCGGGTATGGGCACCGACATGGCGAACGACAACAGCTCCCTGGTCTCCAGGTCCGGCTTGCCCTCAGTCGACACACCCTGCCAGTGGCCGGTGTCGACCCAGTTACCGTAGTTATGAAGCTGCCTTCGAGCGTCCCGGATTGCGTCCGAGAAACAGCTGTAGTATCTCACTCTCACCCCTTTCCCAGCATCCGTGGGTTGTGTGGTTCGCGCTCGCGAGAAGGCGACGGCACGTTAGTACCCTCGCCTTTCGCTTGCGGCACTTACTCGTCGGCGTCTTCATCCTCACCGATCAACGCCCACCCGTCACCATCCTTCTCGTACCGGGTGTCCTTGTAGCGGTTGAGATGCGAGCGGACGACGGTCACGTCGACCCCGACGGAGTCAGCGATCTCCTGCGCCGTCATCGTCTCGTTCTCGTTCTCGCGCAGCGCGTGTACGACGGACTCCATGTTGAGTCGCGTCCGACTCCCGATACTGCCGGTCGTCGTGCGCTCACTCAGGAGTGTCGCCCGCGTCTTCTTGAGCTGATTCAGCTCGTCGATGAGCGGCTGCACCTTCGCAAGCCTCTCCTCGATATCGTGGATCTGCTCGTCGAGAATTTCGAGGACGGCGTTCTTCCTACTGCTCAACTTCTCCATTGCCTCACCACCTCCCTTCCCGTTTATCGTTCATCGTACCTCATTATACATCATCCCACGCCTCGGTGATACTTCCTCGGCACCTTTTATTCCGCCGTTACCGATAGAGCGGGGATAGATCGAGGTCCTTGACGGTAACCGTTGGAAGGAACTCCTCGTCTACGTACTCCTGGTACCTGCGCCTGATCCTGCGGAGCGGACCGTACTTCTGCTCCTCCAGAGGGACGCCTGACTCGTGATCCGACACGACCTTGTCCCACCATCTTCCGACAAGTTTTATCGTCGGATACTGTGCTCGCATGGCGGGGTCCTCGAGGTCCCTGATGTAGTCGTGCTTGTAGAGCATGGGGAGGGACTTGAATCCGTGGAACTGCAGGGCATCTACGTGCCATCGAAACGCGAACTCCTCCACAGGGACACGAATTCTCTGAGCAATGGTTCGAGCCAGGACGTGTGCGAGTGCCAGGTCGAGACCGCCGATGTAAGCGATGTAAGAGACACGAGAGTGTAGGGTGAGTGTCGGTTGGCTTTTGGTTCGTAGGCCTCGAAACGAAAACCCCAGCATGCAGTTGCCCCACCGATGCTTCTTAGCCTCTCGGGTGACACCAGCGCAGTGCATAGAAGTAACCACTCCGCGCTTGCCCTCACCCGTCCCGATGCTGGTTGCACGATCCACGAACTGTCGGACTTCAGATGGATCGAGATACTGCCTAACGAGTCGAGTCCATCGCTGCTTGTTGAGCCACAGATCGCGGCCCATATCGAGGTCAAAATCCATAGACTCAGCAGCGAGGAGATTGTCGTAGGAGATGGTGTCGATGGATGCGACAAAGTCTATCCCTCCGTTATCTAGAGTGCCCCGCCACATCCTCCAGATCGAGTCGCGCCAGAGGTCAGACATCGTGCGGTGGTTCTTAATCACTCAGACCACCTGCCGGATGCTCCTTCCAGTCACGTGCCTTCACTCGCTCCCAGGTCTCATCGACGGAAGTCTCGAGGTCGATGCCCACCGAGTTGCAGTAGGACACAAGGAAGATGACGAGATCCCCGACACAATCCATGGCTGCGTCCCGCCACTTGTTGTCGAAGCCACCAGCGTACTCCCTGATGCCCTGCTCAGCCTTGAGATGACAGTGGGCCAGCTCGCCGACCTCCTCCGCGAGGCCTAGCAGTGGTTGGTGTGGTTGCTGGTCGGGGAAGTTATGATCCAGCCACCCCAGGTGCTGCGATTGCAGGGCACCTAGTCTCATTTCTTGTCCTCCTCGAGGGCTTGTCGGATGTCCTCCAGCTTGATCCTGTTGAGCACGGCCAAGTAGCCGATGCTGTCGATGTTGTTGTCCTCCTCAGGGTGGCCGCCGGTGATCAGTTCGCGCGCCATCTTGTGCCACACCATCATGTAGCAGACCTGGGTGAAGGTCAGTGGTGTCCCTGAGATGATCGACCAGCCCGCTCGCACGAGCGTGAAGGTATTGTGCGGGTGGCCGTGCTCCTCTTCTTTTGAACCGTGCACCATCTTCAGTGCCTTGACTACCCACAGGTTGTCGAACTCGTCCTGGTCCTTGACGTTCAGGTCCATCGCATTCTCCTCGACCTGAGCATCGAGCGGTGGTGCAGGCGGTGGGCCTTTCTTCTTGGTCGGGCGCTTGCTAGGCATCGGCCTCCCTTGTCGGTGTGTCTTATCCATTATATCATATCCCGAACAGGAATGTTTTCGGGCTGCGCATCAGCTCGGCGTGCATGTCCCCTTTAGCCTGCAGCGTGTTCAGGACCGATCGATCCAGGGTTCCGCGGGCCACAATATGCCTGTATCGTGTGGCTTTAGTTTGCTTAGGGCCCCGTACTCTTCGAGTTGCCTGCCAGTAATCCTTCCAACCGTCGGGTAGAGAGTAAAAGACAACCTCATGAGCGGTGGCAAGGTCGATAGCTTCGCTGCCAGTCGCCACTTGAAACAGTAGCGCCTGTACTGACCCGCCCAACAGATCTGCTCGTGCTCGAGCGCGATCAGCACGGCTCGTCTCACCTGTGATGGTATGATGAGGAATCTTAACCCGTTCGAGCCGCCGCCTGGCCCCTTCCACCTCTGCAAGGAAGCGTGCATACAGGATGAAAGGTTCTCCGACTTCCTGGTACTCTCGGCAAACACTCTCCAGGACCTGAAGCTTCGCGTCATGGATCTGCGTACCATCTGTGGTGAACCCGCCAGTGATCTGCAACAGGCGGATTCTACGCGCACCAATGTTGGCTGCCTGTAGAAGTTGGCCTCCAATATCGGCCACCATTTCCTCAGCCATGTCCTCATAAATCCTCCTCGCCTCGCGGGGTAGAGATACTGGCAGGTTCTGCCACAGCTGTGGTGGGGCGTCGGGGAATGCCTTCGCCTCCGAGATAGCAAAGGAGTGGGCGCGGACCTTGCGCTTCAGCTCCCGGAGATTGCGGTACCCGATGATGGTATAGCGTCGGTTGCCCTCCCCGTAGATACAGTACCTGTCCTCGAACGTGCTCTTGGCTGTGCCGAACACCGTGTCATCCATCACCCTGAACTGGGCGAACAGATCCTGCCATCCCTTCGGGTTCGGGGTGCCGGTGGCTTCAACGACGAACGGCTGACCGTCCGAGCGCGACTGTCTCATGCGCCGCACCGATCTCCAGGCTGCCTGACTTGTCACGCCACCCGCTCTCTTGACCTTGTGCGACTCGTCGAGGACTACAATGTCGGGCCCCCACTGCTCTATAGCCCCAATCACCGGGTATTCCCATTTCCGGGAATTTCTGGCTCTAGAGCGGAATTTGTCGTAGTTTACGGCAAAAATTTTTACCAGAGGCCCTGAGTTGCCAATCTTGACAACATTAGGATCCCCGATGACTTTGTAGTGAAGCCGGAAGGGGAAGTGCGTTTCAGCCTCATCTGCCCACACGCTCAACCCGTCTATTGTGGTGAGCACGAGGACCCGACGACACTTCCCCCTCAGGGCCTGTATGGCGATAGCGTCCAGTATCGCCTTAGTCTTACCCGTCCTCGGGTCCATCAACAGCGCAAAGTTCCCATGTTTGACGACCTCGAGGGTTGCCTTGCGCTGGTGACGGAACGGGGTAGTGCGGAAACGGTACTTCACGCCAGGTCGAGCCAGTCCTGTGGTTTGAGCCCGACGCCGTACACAGAGTCCCGCTTGGGCACGTAGTAGCCCTCCGCTTTGTACTGCGCCACCGGGTAGTACGCGGAGCCTTCCGATTCGGACGCGTAGCACCCGATGGCGTTTCCGCCGATACCTGCCCCGCACTCACCGTAATCGGGCACCTGCCAGGGCATCTTGTTCCGGTACAGCTCGAAGGCCAGCAGCACGTCTGCCTCTTCGATCGCTTGGAGCTGATCGGGGAGCAGCCCTGAGAGCTGGCCGATCATACGCCGTGCACCACCATTCCAGGCGTTCTCGAACTCCGAGGCATTCTCACATTGGCCCCAGGGCGGCCCTGATAGGCCCATCTCCTCGGTCATACGGACGGCTTCGTCGTACCCGGTACCCTGACCCTCCACGTATCCTGAGGGTACCCTGCAATCACACCACGCCTCCACGATCCCGAAGTGGGCGTATAGCTGCTGGATCACGTCGGGCGTATACCAGTCTCGGTAGCCGTGATCGGCCGTGACGACTGGCACCATCCATGATGGAGCAGTGAGACAGTCGAGGGGTGATTGGGCGAGGAAGATGCGTGCCTGAGCCTCGTGCAGATAGTGGAACTCGTTGCCGTTTGAAGGAGGCTCAGGCGGCTTAGGGTTTGGTGCGTAGCCGGCGTCGTGGTCTGCCTTGAGTATGGACAGAGTGCGTTGGAGCTTGTCGTAGGCCTTCCACTCGTCCAACGGCTTCGCAGAGATGGTCGAGATGTCTGGCCACTTACCGTCCTTCTTCTTCAACAGGGTGCCGGCGGGATCGAGGTCGCGCCACCGATTAATGGCGGCTACGATTCCGTCTTGGCTTCCGATTTGAGACACGACCTGCTCCGTTTCGTAGATGTTTGATCTCCCACGGCTGATTACTGCGGCGGAAGATGGGGTCCCGATTGGTGCAGTTGCACATCGGACAACGGAGCACGTAGACCCTGCGCTCCTTCCAGATATACTTCTGCTTTTCGGCGGACCACACCTTCTTGATGGTATAGAAGGTAGCGTCGTCGGGGTCTCGGACGTAGCGCCTCGGCTTCATGCACCGAGGACACCAGTACCAACGAGGCG